CCGAGGCCGGCGACGACGGCCGCGATGGCCGTGGCGAAGTCGGGCGCGGTCTGCGGGTCGCCGTCGAACCAGGCGACGAGGACGCCGCCGACGGCCACGAGGATGGCGCCGATGCCCGCGATGGTGGTGTTCCGGTTGTTCATCACTTGTTCCTTTCAAGGGACGCCAGCTGCAGCCCGATGGCGTGCAGACTGTTGCGGATCTCGTGGATGGCCTTGTCGTGCCGCGCGAGGATCTCGTCGTTTCGCTTCATGTCGCCGTCGAGGCGCTGCTCGATCCGGGAGAGCCGCGTGTTGATATTGAACAGCATGGCAAACAGCGGCCCGAGGACGACCGTAAACGGCACCGCGACGGCAAGAAGGGTCTCGACGTTCATGGCACGATTGTGTTGATCGGGTATGCGATGATGCTGATGACGATATCCGACGAAACGGCCTGAAAGTAAAGGTTCGAAAGGTCGTCCACGACCACCTTGAACGGCTGATAGGTCGCTTCGACGTACACACGCGTCGTCGTGCTCGAATCGTCGTTCATGTAGAAGTCGATGGAAGCGTTATTGCTGGCCTGCCTGCCGGAGATCAGCGCCACGCACGGCCCGACGTGCACGCCGCCCGTGTACTGCGTCATCGGCGAACCATTATCGATGGTCTGTTCTTCGTTGAAGATCGGGGCGTAGCTCATGGGTGCACCGTATTCGGGGGGTAGCTGTGAAGGAAGATATTCACGGTCCCGCTGACTGCCGCGAAATGAAGGTCGGCCATATCGTCGACCATGATCTTGAACGGATGGCCGGACGACTCGACAAAGAAACGCGTCGTGTTCGAGTCGCTGCCGTAGTTCATGTAGAAGTCGACGACCGCGGAGATCACAACTAGCCGCGGACCCGAGGCGTAGGTCGCGCCAAGCTCGGTCAGCGTGGTGCCAATTCCGGTCTTTGTTTCGTGGAATGTCGGGGCGTATGCCATGGGTGTCTCCGATCAGGTGCAAGCGCCGTCGATGGCCTGCGTGTTGATGATCAACCAAATGAACTCGCCGTCGGAATCGAAATGCGGCACGCACACCACGAAGGTGCCGACGGGGATGGGCCGCGGCGACTGTGAGCCCTGGATATTGACGGGGTCGACCCCGTAGCTGAAGTATCCGGTGAGGTCGTTCGAGAGCTCGCTCACGCTGAGCGCGTCCTCGTCGTAGTTGCCTTCCTCAGCGGGCTCGTAATCGTTCACGCCGTTGACGGGGCCGACCCGCGCGGTGCGGACGGTATAAACGTGGCGGTTGGTTCCGCCGATGACGGGCGTCGATGCGGTCACCTTCATCAGTTGAACCGATGCCGTTCGCTCTTCCGGCTGCGCCGTGGCGAGGCGGTTCAAAGTCTGGTTGTTAATGAGCACATCGCGAAAGGCCATCAGTAGTACACCCCGTTTTCGGCCATGTATCGCCACACGCCGCCCTGATCGTTGGTCGGGCCGCCAAAAATGTCGTTGAACGCAATGGCGGTACGCTTTTCCCGCTTCCAGAAGACGTCTTTGACCACGATGGCGCCGCCGCCATCCTTGTACATCTGGATCTCCCCATTTGGAAGCGTTCCAGGGGTCTGATTGTGGTGGAACCATTCGTCCCAGGTGTACTCCATCGCAAGCTCGTAGAACTCGGCGTCGACCTGCTGCACGCTCGCCGAGTCACAGACGAGCGTGCCCGCCGTGAACCCGAGGAAGGTGTCCGAATTGCGCTTCCCGACATAGGCCGCCGCGACGACCGCGGCGTCTGCGGGCGACTGCGACTCGGTATCGACGAGCAGCTTCATCCGAACCTTCATCTGCGCGACGTCGACGCGCGTCGGCGTCTTGCCCGCCGAGATCATCGTCCCGGCGATCTCGATGGTCGTGTCATTTGCGGCGTCCGGCCCGGTCGTCCAGTCGCTTCGCCAAACGTTCGCAGACCGTCGCGACGACTGAAAGACGGTTCGGGCGGGGAGGTAGACGCCAGCGGGCGCGAAGCTGACCGTGCCGCCCTTGTTCATCTTTGTGAAGTTTTCGGGCGTGTAGAAGTACATCGTGTCGTAGAGCGCGACGACGTCGATGTACTTGTCGGCGGGTTGCGCGCGCAGGCTACGGCAGAGGGCCGTCTCCTGCCAGGTCGAGGTGCCACTGCCCGGCGCGGGGTACGGCGTGCCGATGCGCGGCAGAACGCCCGTGTCGGCGAGCACGAGGTCGAGCCCGTAGGGCAAGTCGATGCCCGCCGGAGCGCTGCCTGGCACGCCCAGGTTGGACTGCACGCGGTACGTCACCTCGATGGAGGACTTGCCGAAGTAAGGCGTGCCCTCGACGACGCGCGTAGCGACCTTGTGGCTCGTGTATGTGGTTCCGACATTTGGCATGGAGTCATCCGAATAGGTCGCGAATAGTTCCCATCACCGCCGCCGCCTGGCCAAAGGGATCCAATTGGCTTGGAACTTCAAACACGCGCTCGAGGGTTCCCATCTGCTGCGCGCGCGCATTAGCCGCGGCGAGGTCCGCCTCGTAGGCCGAAGAGCCCTGCCCGGCCGTCGCCATCATGCCCTCGATGATGGCCTGTTCTCGCGTCTTTCCGCCGAGCAGTGCTCCATGCATCGCGATCATCTGCTTGAGACTGTCCATAACGCTACCAGCGCCGTCGACGATCCCGCCGAGTACGCCCCCGAGTTGGCCCTGATCGTTCGAGGCGGCCGCCCAGAACGTGTCCCAAAAGCCCTTGTTCTTCGCCTCGAGCTCGGCGCTGAACTCGGACGCCGCGGCCAGGCGCTGCGCGAACTGATCGACGACGCCTATCTGCCGCCACGTCGTCTGCGTCGAGTCGACGCTGTTCTTCTCGAGCGCCGCTTGGGCGGCCTCGACGCTCGACGAGAACGAGTCGATGATCCGGTTCGCGGCCATGAACGGCGCGGCCGCCGTCAGCGCCGCAGCCCCGGCCACGATGGCCGCGCTGCCCGCGCCCCCGCCGAGCGCGCCGAGAGAACCGATCTTTCCCGCCGTGCCGCCCGCGAACGCGAGCCCCTTGCCGCCGATGTTCTGCAGTTGCTTGTTCGCCGCGTCGATGTCCTTTTGCATCGTGCGCGTGTTCACGCGGACGTCGACGTTGAGTGTGGGCAGCTTCGCCATGTTCAGACCCTCGCAAACACGGTTCGGGGCGAAGTGTGCTTCCGCACGGCGTAGCGGCCGACGGCTTCGGTCAGCGACTCGACCAGGAATGAACGCAGGCGCGGCTGGAACACCTGGGCGGCTGTCAGGAGAGCGAGCGAGCCCCGGTGATAGGTGCCCCTGCCGCGATGAAACAGCCCCTTCTTCCAGCCCTTGCCCTTGCCTCGGCGCGGATCGCCGGACGGCCACGAATGCCAGCCGAGCTCCGTGAAGTGTTCGCGCCAGCCAGCATTCATGTCGTAGATCGCGCGACGCGCCTTGCCGCTAGGCGGAATGACGCGATCCTTCGGGAGCCCGGTGCGGCCGGCCACCGCGCCCCACATGACGCCCTTGTAGTTCTTCATCTTGACCGACGTGGCCCGGCGCAGCTTCCCGGTTCGCGAAGGGCGCTGCGCCTTCACGGTCTTCGCGATCATGCGGTTGTAGTTCCAAAGAGCGCGGCGCATGACGCGGTCCTGCACCGCCAGCGGAAACTGCTCGAGCAGGCGCTTGACCTCGGCCGCACTAGCTCCGTCGAGCTTTGTCGTGACCGACTGGAGCGCGTTCGCCTTGATTTGCCGCAGCACGCGCGTATTCATCGAGACGCCTCCTGATGCCCGCCCAGTCGGGCACCTTCCAAAGGACATTGACCCACGCCACGGGCAGCAGCCACGGCGTCGGCGTCGTCGGCGGGAAGCGGCGCAGCAGTTCCTGCGCCGCCGGAGTTAGTCCCGGCCTTCGGCATACAGCTCCTCGATCATCGGGACCACTCGAAGCGCGAGCTTCAGCGGGCAGGTGCGGGCGTGCTCGAGCGTGGCGAAGACGGCCGAGCCGTTCCGCGTCTGCAGGTGCCTGAGAAGTAGATGCGCGTTCGCGTCCTCCGGCGTCGTCGTGTTGACGTGCAGCGCCTCGGCGAGGTCGCCGACGGTCGGCCGACGCAGCTGCATCTCGACGCCGTCGACGACGATGAGCCTGGGCTCGGAGTTCAGGATGGCGAACACGTCAGGCAATGGTCACCGCCGAAATGGCCTTCAGCTCGATGGTGGCCTTCACGACGTCGTTCACGGCCGACGAGTAGTTGATCGATGTCGGGATCGCGGCGAACGTGTACGTCGCGCCCGTGTGCGCCGTGTAGACGACCGAGGTCGTCGCGGTCGCCGTGTTGAGCGCCGTCTCGATGGCGGCCTGCACGGTGCCGCCCTGGTCGAAATAGACCTCGACGCTCGCCGAGCTGTCCGTCTGCCCGGGCAGGTACTTCTTGAAGTCGTGGCCCAGTTCCGTGATGTCGATGGTCGTGCGGTTGTGGTTGAAGGTGATCGACGCCAGCCCCTCGATGGCCGTGCCGCCGAAGCTGATTGAGCTGCCTGAAGTCGCGTGGACGGCCATGGTTTAGACCTCGTAGTACAGGGTGCAGGTGTAGTTCAGGATCGCGGGCGACTGCTCGTCGCCGTCGGTCGCGACCGTCTCCTCGATGGTGTGGCCGCCGGGCACGACGGCGTGGAAGTCGACGCTTGCGTGCGTCCCGGCCGCGAAGGCGTTGCGCACGTTGTCGAGCTCATCAGCGGCCGCCTTGGTCGTCGCCGCGATGTACGACGCGCGCACGACGACCGCCCGGACGGCGCCGTCGAGGAAGCTGTCCTCGGTCTGCTCGAGCTCGAACGTCAGCGCGGGCAGCGTCTGCCCGAACAAGCGATAGCCGTGCGTTATGGCGTTATTCGACAGCGCCGACAGGCTGGTGGCGTCCGTCAGCATCTCGCGCACGGCTTCCTCGAGCGACGCCATCAGGTGACCTCCGTGCACTCGATGACCGCGACACGGTCATCCTCGTCGAGGTTGCGGATGTGGTTGATGCGCAGCGTCTTGCCGCGCACGGTCAGGCGGTCGACCGGGGTGACGGACAGCCGCGCGATGTTCGGCCAACGCACGCGGACCTCGTATTGCTTCAGGACCGAGACGCCGTCGGCGTACTCCTGCTCGTTCGCGGACTGGTCGCGCATGTCGCACCGCATGGTGCCGACGTTCGCGAACGTGCCCTTGCGCATGCCGAGCGCGTCGACGCCGCTGGCCGGGCGGGTGACCGTCGCGGTCCACCGGAGCAGGCCGCCGGAGATCACGAGAACGGCCCCTTGAGCCGGAGGTGCTCGAGCATGAACTGCGCACCGAGCGGCACGGCCGAGAGGCCAATGGGCTGCGCCGCTTCCGGGTTGTTGTACCAAAGGCCCGTGATGCTGATGACGGCCTGCACGACCTCGTTCGGTTCGGTCGCGTAGCCCGCCGTATACGTCACGGTCGCGAGTGTGCCGTCCTTCATCGACGGCGGCTCGGCGAGGAACCGAAGAACCGAGACGGGCCCGCTCTGATCCCAGTAGTAGTCGGTGCCGCTCGTCAGCGTCGCCGAGCCGCCCGACGTGTCGGTGTACGCCACGGACGTCAGCGCGGTCACGGGCTGCACCGCGAACACGGTGTCCTTCCAATCGCGCAGATACATCGTGCGCGAGGCGCTCGAGAGAGCGAAGCCGCAGTAGTTCTCGACCCACGCGACCGCCGCGTCACGGATGCGCTCGAGCTCCGTGTCGTCGTCGGTGTAGTCGATCTTGAGCGCGGCCTTTATGGTCGCGAGCGCGATGGTCATAAACCGCTCGGCGCGGTTTCCCGCGCCGAGCAGCGGAGAAGAGGAATGCCTCAGCAGGTGATGGCCGCGAACGCCT